GCCGAAGCGCGTCTTCCAGTAGCCATAGCTGAGCACGGCGAGAGGATGGCCGCCCTGGATCAGGTCGTCGGATGCGTTGAACACGCGGCCTATCGCCGCCCCAATGCCGAGCACCGGGAAGAAATTCCCCGAGACGGTTTCGCCGCTGATCAGCTCCGTGCGGCCCGCGAACGTGGCGCTCATGGTGTCGCGGTGCGTACAGAACATGCCGCTGAATACCTGGTTCTTGTCGCGGATGTCCTGATACATGGGATAGGAAAGTTTGTCGCGGCCGTTGTTACCGCCATAGTGGCGGCCGCGGCCGGCCAGCATCACCAGTTGCTCCGGGTCCCTGACCGGAAGCCGCTGCAGCAGAAGCTGGTTGATCAGCGAGAAGATTGCGGAATTGGCTCCAATGCCTAGCGCCAGTGACAGCACCGCCACGGCGGTGAAGAGCGGCGCCTTGCGCAGCGTTCGTAACGAATAGCGAAGATCCTGGAAGAATGCGGCCATTGACGGTTATACTGCGCTGCGCGGAAAAGGTTACGAGTTTTCGAATGGGGATTTAGTGAATGGTACGGGGCGCGGACAGGCCAGGAGGCCGGTACTACCTTGTTTGAAGTGTTACTCGGCGTCGGCGTTATAATGCACGTGGGCGCGCTCGTTGGTGCGCCGCGTGGTGCGCAGCGGCGGTCACAGTCGCTTGCCTCTGTACATCATTCCCGAATGCATTTTCGACTGTTCGACTCCAGCCGGATGGCCCTGTCGTGGCGGGCCGTGGCGATTTGATATCGAGAGCGGTCCAGTATGCGGCGTGGGGATTTCCCGCATGTATGGCGGCGGGGCTGCGCGCTTTTGAAAGCGAACTCCCAACCACCAAGACGGGAATCGCACTCACATGCATCGGCTACCGCCATGGGTGCTAGTACCGTAACCGCGATCTCTTGCGTTTGCCACCAACGGCCTCCCAACATTTTGTCTGTGAGAAACGAGCGGGGTCGCTGCCCGGATGACGGACGAGTCTCGGGGCACGAACTCGCGCAGCGACAGTCTTCGCATTCACCATTCCGCATGTTCGGTTCCTGTTGGCGTTGCACGAACGCCGCCTAGCTGCCTTCAGAAGACGACTGGCAGCCATCCGGTCCGTGTGGTCTTTCACGCAAATCCACGCGGCAGAGAAAACAATCGCCGGTAAGCGGAGCGTTTTTTCATCCGTCCCGGTGACGGCCCGCGGGGGATAAAGTTGAATCACACAATATTAAAAATTTTTCCTAGGTTTCCTTTCAATCAGTTACGCGATCAAGGCTGGCTGGAGCGTATAACCCGACTGCTAGTCTCATATCGGGAAGAGGATTTGCGGCGGCTTCGCGAATTGCGAAGCCGCTTTCTTATGCCGCGAACAAAAACTCGACCGAAGAAGAATGATGCGCCCATGGCTCCCGAACCGGGCCCGGCGAGAGACGTCATGCAGGCGGAGAACCTGCCGCCCGGACGCCTCTCCGATTTGCTCTCAAAGGCGCTGAGGGTTATCGAACAGAAACAAATTGACGACGAAGCGTTGAGACTGACGCTGGCGGAGTACTTAAAGCAGCTGCAGGTTGAGCGCGACTTACAACTGGAGACTGACAAGCCGATGGAGAACACGGTGACATGTGTCGCATTAGCAAGATCATCGAAAGAGACGTAATCTACGACCCTTGGCGTCACAACGAGCATTTCATGAGTCTACAGTGACTTTCAAGGGATTCTTATGCCGGATCGGCAGTGGAGCAAGCCGGGCAGTCTGTCACAAGGCATCCGGCCCGAGTTACTTAAGACCCCTTGCAGGATGGGGTGTTGGGGAACGGCGGCGGAACCCGAGCATCTAAGAGCGGGGACCCTGACGAGCGCGACCCTGCGATCGGCCGGGCGAGATCAGCTTGCCGTGGACCGAGAGTGCAAAGAGCCGATGAAGTACTTCGAGCAGGCATCGTATAGACCGGAAGGTCGCGGACGCACTTATCGGCGTGCGCGGATACTTACTGTGGCAGGAATGAGACCGTTTCCCAAATAGGGGAGCGCCAGGAGCGACTGTTGTGACAACGACTATCAACCGGGAGCATCCGGAGTATGCGGCTCGAAAAGCCATGTGGAAGAAGTATCGAGACCTCTATACGGGCGGCGAACAACTTCGGGAACACGCTTCGGAGTATCTGGCGCGCCGGCATAAGGAGCCTAACGAAATCTACGCAGAACGGTTGAGCCGGGTGTTCTACCAGAATCATATCGGTTCGATTGTGGATTGGTACGCGGCGACGCTGATGCACCGGGCTCCGAATGTGACGTTCGACGGAAGCGGGGCGGCAAGACAATTTTACACGGGTCTGTCGGACAACTGCGACCTCAAAGGAACCAGCTTGAGCGAGTTCTTCCGCCAGCGATTTGTGGAAACGCTGGTGTGCGGCAGCAGCTATATTGTGGCCGATTTCCCGAGATCCGATGGTGTGGCGGCGACTCGCGCGGAGGAAGACGCCTCGGGGCGGTCGCGCGCCTATCTGATGAGCTACGGCCCGGACGAAGTCATCAACTGGAACTACGACCAGAACGGCGAGCTGGAATGGGTGGTAATCCGCACGTCTTGTTTTCAGCAATCCAAAGTGACGGATACCAAGTGGGAGCGCGAGACGCGGTGGATCTACTATGACCGCGAGAACTTCCAGCTATTTTGCAAGCGCGGCGAATCGAAGCAGGTGGAGCTGATCGACGAAGGGCGGCACGGATTCGCGGGCCTGCGGCGCGTTCCGGTGTTTCAGCTGAAGGTGACGGACGGGCTGTGGCTGTTGAATAAGTCGGCGCTGCTGCAACTGGAACACTTTAACAAAGCGAATGCGCTTTCATGGGCTTTGACGATGGGGCTGTTCGCGACGCCGGTGATTTACTCGGACCGTGAGTGGAATCAAATTGTCGGGGAATCATATTACATTCAGCTTGGTCCGCAGGACAGGTTTGGATGGAACGAACCAGAGGGCAAGGTTTATCAGATAGCCGCGGATAACCTGGTGAGTCTCAAAGACGAGATCTACCGGGTGTGCTATCTGCTGAGCCAGGCGGGGGCGAGCTCCGGCTCTTCGCAACAATCGGCGCTGAGCAAGCAATTGGACTTCAGCACGACCGAAGAAGTGCTACGAGCGTACGGCGACACTGTCAAGGACTCCATGAAGCAGGTGCTGTGGGCTATAGCCGCAGCGCGGCAGGACGAGATCTCGATCGACGTGTCGGGGTTGGACGAGTTCGACATCGATGAATTCGGGGGTGAGTTGGACGACGCCAAGAAGCTATTGGAATTGGGAATCGGGTCGCCAACTCTAGTGAAGCAAGTGTATAAGAAGCTGGCGTTGAAATACCTGAGCGATGCGCGGCAAGAGATCAAGAATCAGGTAGCGGAAGAGATCGACCGGATGCACGACCCGGCGCAAGCGTAAGCGAATCTTGGGAGGGATATGGAAGGACTCGATATACAAGCAATCGTCAGGCAGGCGATTCAGGAATACGCGACGAACGAAACTGCCAAGAGCGAACCCGCCTACAAGGTGGAGTTACACGAGGAACGCAAGCGGCGCGAGCAATTGGAGCGGCGGCTGAACGAAGTGGTGGAAGAGAATAAGCGCAGCCGGAAGCAGGCCGACGAAGCGGAACGGAGCTCATCGGTTCGCGCCGAGCTGCAGAGGCTGGGCGTGGCGAAGATCGACCTGGCATTCAAGGCGGTGCAGGACGGTATCGTGCGCGGGGAGGACGGGCGCCTGGTGGCTCGCGGGGAGAGTGGGGAGGTTTCGATGAAGGAATACCTCTCGTCCTTTGTGAGTGACAACCCGGAGTTTCTTCCGGCCAGGATTGCCGGCGGGAGTGGAATGACAGCGACCGTCAAGGCGCCGCATTCGGGTGGCGAGCCGATTACGCTCGACCGGATCAAACCGGGAATGAGCGCGGAAGAAATGCAGCGAGTACGCGAAGAGATTGTGCGCGTGGCATCGCAGACCCTCCGGGGTATGTAAAAGCAGTACCGGCCGACCGGGCCGGCAAAACAAACAAGGAGAATAAATGGGAGCTATTACCTCAAACAACGTCGCAAGCGCGATTGTGAAACTGGTGGCGGTGGACGCCTTACCAGTGCTGATCGGCAACCTCATCATGGGGAACCTGGTCAATCGCGACTATGAACCCGTGCTGGCGAATGCCGGCGATACAGTGAACATCCCGATTCCGCCCACTATGATTGCGAACAACATCGCCGAGGGCGGATCGGTGCAGGCGCAGAACCCGAGTTTGGGAAATGCGCAGATCGTACTGAACTCGCACGTGGAAGCGACGTTCCAGATTCCGGACGTGACGAAGGTGCTGGCGGTGCCGGATCTGCTGAAGATCTATATGCAACCGGCGGTGGCGGCGATCGCACAGCGGATCGAGAGCGACCTGCTGGCGCTGTATGCCGGCTTCACGTTCAACGGCCCGCTGGGCACCGCGGGAGTTCCGATTACCGAAGCCGTAGTGGACGCGGCGGAGACAGCGTTATTCCTGGCTAAGGCTCCGCCACTCGAGGAGAAGTACATGGTGGTGGACGCCTCTACTTACTCGGCATGGCGGCAGATTCCGCGCTTCAGCGAGTTCCAGAACGCGGGCGAGGCCGGCCTACGCGCCATCGTCGACGGGACGATCGGAAAGGTGAAGGATTTCTTTGTATTCCGGTCGCAGTTCGTACACGCGACCGGTACCGCGCCGGTAAATACGCACAACCTTGCGTTCACGAAGAACGCATTGGGCTTGGTGGTCCGCCGTCTGCCGCAACCCTTACCGGGTACGGGAGCGATTGCGGAGTACGCCGAACTCGGCAACTTCGGCATGCGGGTAGTGATGAGCTACCAGCCGAATACGCTGGCACAGCAGTTCACAGTGGATGTGTTGTACGGCTGCGGCGTTCTGCGGAACGCGCTCGGCGTGCAAGTCAACACCTAGTTAGTTACCCAGTCAATGGGTCGGGGGCAGGCCGGTCAACGATGGCGGCCTGCTCCGCAACTTAGTCAAGGTTAGACCAGCGAAAGTTAGATCAAGGAGAACGGGATGGATCTGAAGCTCTACTACCAAAAGAGACGGGATACGGAATCGAAGATTCCAGATGCGTTTCCGCTGATCGTCAGCCAACAGACTGACGACGGCGGCAAGGCGGGAAGTTGCGCAGAGGTTACGCGCGCCGTGGCTGCGAAGATGATTACCGAAGGGACGGCGCGATTGGCGTCGGCGGAGGAAGCGAGAACCTACCGGGAAGCGCGGGCGGAAGCCAAGCGGTCGGCCGACGAAGAGGCCGAGGTTTCCAAAGTGCATATAACTGTAGTTCCCAGCGCCGAGCTAGCAAGATTGGCCGGCGGTAAGAAAGAAAAGGCGTAAGGGCGATGCCACTCTTCACAGACGGTCCTATTTCCTGCATGGAGGACCTGACAGCGCAGGACTCACAGCTTTCCAACGTGGCCAGCGCGGAGGGGATCGATGTGACGCAGAAGATTGCCATCGCACAGGAACAGGTGGCGATGGACATGCTTACCGCTCTCAACCGGTTCGGCAATGTAGATCAGCTAATCTGGCTGGCGCCGCAGCCGAAATTGGACAGGGTGGTGGTAACGCCTCCGCTGAAGTTGTGGCACACGGCGCGCTCGCTGGAACTGGTTTACAGCGATGCATACAACAGTCAACTCAACGACCGGTATGCGGGGAAAAGGGACCAGTTCCATGCGCTGGCGAAATGGGCGTACGAGAAGCTGATCGAAATCGGAGTTGGGATAGCGGCGCAACCGGTTCCGCGAGCTGCGATGCCGACGGTGACCGCATTTCCAGGGGCTTTGGCCGACGGACTGTACTACGTGACTATGGCTTGGGTCAACACTGGCGGCGAAGAAGGGGCGGCGGCGACTGAGACTGCGATCAGTACGACCTCAAGCACTTTTCTGGTTGGCACAGCGAGTGCGCCGCAGGCCGCGGCTGGGTGGAACGTGTATGCGGGCGCTTCGCCCGACGCGATGTTCGGCCAGAATACGACTCGGCTGACTTTGGGTCAGACGTGGGAGCAGCCGGCAGTGCTAATGCAGACCGGCGCGCTTCCAGGTAAAGGGCAGAGGCCGACTTACTTGCAAGCGCTTCCGCGAGTATTGCAGAGGGGATAAATGACGCCGCAAATTGGAAGCGCAATAACGAGCAAGGTAATCCAGCGCATGACTGCGCCGAGCGGCGGGGTGAACGATAACCTGGCGGCGCTGACACAAGGCGCTCCGAGGATTCCGGGACCACTCGAGCGAGCGCAAATCCGGTCTGGGAACATTGCTTCCGATTTGGCCGAGCGAAGCGATACGGTCCTGTATCCGGCAGCGAACATTTACTGCGAGAAGATCGTGAACAGCCAGATCGAGAAATTCCGGACATTCTCGGGAAAGCTTGAGATGGCGATCGATTTACGACACTCTGAGGACCGGCTGGACCATGTTCAATCGAACCTTGAGACCTATGCCGATGCGGTCATGGGGGTGCTGGGAGCGAATTTAGGAGATTGGGGCGGCGGTATGTATTACGCGGGTGGTTACCAGGTGGCGTTCGGGCCGGTGAAACATGGCGGCCGGAACTTTATTCAGACTGCGAAGATCACATTCGAGATTGGAGTAAGCATTAGTTAATATGTCCTACATTCTTTCTAACTCAAACCGTCTATACACGGCGCTGGAGAGCTCTTACGGATCGGCGGGAGCGATAACATCGGGCAACCGGATACCCGCCGTAAAGCTATCGGTGCAGCAGCAGCTTGTAGTCAACAGCCGGCAGGACAAGACCGGCAGCCGCACCTTTCCCGGAGTGCCGGCGGGCGGACGGAAGCAGACAAGTTTCTCGTTGAATACGTACTTGACGAGCTGGCAGAAGACGTCGCCTGGTCCGTCGTATGGTCCGCTCTTCCAAGCGGCGTTGGGCGGTACGCCGGCGCAGTCGGCCGGGGGCGCGGTGTCCACGGCAACAGCGGACGGGCATCTGGGCTTCTCGGCTGCGCATGGGCTTTCGGTTGGACAGGCGGTGGCGTCGGGCAGCGAAATACGATTTGTCAGCGCCATTGTGGATGCCGAGAACGTACTATTGAACGCGCCATTTACGATCTTACCGGCGGCCGGTGCAGCGACACAGGCAACTGTCACCTACACGCCCGCGACAGTGTTGCCGAGTGTCACTGTATTCGATTATTGGGACCCGGCGACGGCGGTGCAGAGGGTGATAAACGGGGCGGCAGTGGACGAGATGGCGATCCAGGTCAACGGCGACTTCCACGAATTCCAGTTCGGCGGGTTGGCGCAGGACGTACTGGATAGCAGTAGCTTTTCGGTGGGCGACGCATCGCTTCAAAGCTTCCCGGCTGAGCCCGCGCTCGCGGCTTTCGACTATTCGATTGTCCCGGGAAATTTGGGTCAGGCATGGTTGGGAAGCACGGCGTCCGAGTACTTCACAGTGACCACCGCATCCGTAGTCCTGAAGAACAACCTGGAAACGAGGGCACGGGAGTTCGGATCGAGTCTGCCGCTAGCGATATCGCCGGGACGGCGAGTGGTGGCGGTGTCACTGGAACTTTACAGCCAGGACGACTCGGCGACGGAAGGGCTGTATAAGGCGGCGCGGCAGCAATCGCCGATCAGTGTAATGCTCCAATTAGGCAATGTTTCGGGACAAATGATGGGCGTGTATCTGCCGAGCGTGGTCCCAGGCGTGCCGGAGTTCGACGATAGCACGAACCGGTTGCAATGGAAATTCAGGCCGTCGCGGGCGCAGGGCACAGTGGACAACGAAATCGCGGTGGCCTTCGGATAGCCATGACTTACGAGAGTGTGGATAGGGTGGAATCGGCCATCGCGGCCGGAGTGAGTTACCTGATCGCAAAGATGTCGTTTTCGCGGCGGATGGACTTGATGCGGCGAGTGAGGGAGTTGGCGCGGAGAGCGGAATTCCTGGATGCCGGGCAAGACGCGGGCGAGAAGATGGATGCCGCGGTACTTCGTGCGGAGATTGATGGGCTCTACCTGACTTGGGGTCTCAGGGAGGTTAGCGGGCTCGACCTCGATGGTACACCGGCGACTCCCGAGTCACTGGTGGAGTCTGGCCCGGAGGAATTGTTCCGAGAGGCAGTGGCGGCGGTGCGGGCCGCGACCGGGCTATCCGAGGCCGAACGAAAAAACTAATCGTCGCCTTCCACTTTCAATTTTCAAACCAAGCTGGTTGGAGGTGCGGCTTACGCCGGAAA